CTGGTATCGATTTAATAGTACACGTATGTTAGGCACGTAGAGGATGATAGTTGGCCTCTTTAATACACCTATCGAAACATTAACTGCTGAAGATAACGTAGTTAGCTATGACTTCTCTTACGATGAAGTAGTAGCCCTTGCAGCCTAAGTTGTTGCACATTCAATACAATAAAGTCTGATAGTTGTGTTGAGTGTAAATTATTGGACTGGACCAAATATTTGATTTGCGTAAATGGTCGAGATATTAGTAAATCTTAAGGGTAATATTTTTAGATATTTTTTATTATTACTTCCTAACAATTCAAAATATATAAGCGTGTAGTCTGATGTAAGTTATCTGTTAAAGACGGCGGTTCAACTCCGCCCGCGTCCACCATTTTATTCTGGTTCAAAATCAATGTAGCTATCAATAATCAACACTCCACTATCATTGATGTAACCTTCTTCAATTAAATACTTCGTGATTCGTTCTCTACAACAATCATCCTCGTATAGATCACATTTTTCTGGATGTCTTAGTACAACAAATCTATTAGCCCAAACTGTTATATCGTGATTGTTTATACTAACTTGGTGAAAATTAATCTCTTCCATTAACTATAAGTATATTTATACAGCAATGAAAAGATATAGTTTATTATACGAATCTAGCATATATGATTATCTAGTATGGGAACCAACTGGAAAATTACAAGATATCGCCGATGAGTTAGATAAAATTCCTACGGATAGTACTAAACTTTATAGAGGGATGTCTGAGAAAGAGTATAATATTTTGAAGAGTACTGGTAAAGTTACGTCAAAAGGTAAAGGAAATACCCGAAACATTGTGGGTAGTTATCTAGCGAGTGATTTTAAATTGGCAGCTAGGTTTGCGTTGGTCAATTACAGAGACAAAGGTGAGGGTATAGTAGTAGTAATAGATAAAAGTAAGTTACCCGATTTAAAAAATGTAGATCCAGGCAATTATGTTACTAGTTATATACCGATAGAAGCAGTAACCAAAATTATAGACTTAAAACAGTTATGAGTAATATTAAACTAACAAAGGCCGAAGCCGAAAAGAAAGTATATCAACTAACAGAAGATCTCTTACACGTTAAGAAAGACTTCAAGGATGTAGCTGCTGGCTACAAAGATCGCATGAAAGAAATTGAATCTGAAATTAAAGCGATTGTAGAAGAAGCTTCAATTGGAGATCCAACTAAGTAAAACAAAACCCGGTCTTTCGACCGGGTTTTTTATTTATTGTTTAGGTACTGGTTTAAACGTACCGTCTTTTAAATTCAGACTTCCATCTCCATATTTTTGACTCAACGAGTTTAGTAAATTATCTTCTTCTTGTTGAGTTTTCTTCCAATTTTCAAATACTTCGGTTCTACGAAGTGTCAATTCTTTAATTTGTTGTTCCAAATCGGTTTTCTCCAAATCAACTTGACCCAAAGTAAAGATGTGTTGTTGATAATCGTTTTGCAATTTAGCTATCGATTGCATTTCTTGTTCTGTAAACTTAATAACGTCACTCATAGTATTTTTATATACATATGAGTGTCGTTATTTTTTTAGTTTTTATAATCGATTATTATTTGTTTATATTTTTTAATAAATTACCAAGTTTTGTTATCGATTCTGCTGCGCCTTTAGTGTCTCCTTTGGACTGAATACCAAAACCTTTTACTTGTGGTTCAGAAGTACTCGTTGGTTCTGGTTTGATAGATTTAGGTTTCTTGGAACCTTTTGGTTGTTCTTCTGGTTTGTTAGGAGTTATTTGACTGCCGTCTTCTTCAAGAATGAACGTTCTAGCTGTAGTTACAGCGAATATAAATTTAGGTTTATATTTTTCGTTCATTGGATCATCGATGAATTTAGATATAAATCTAGTATGGGTTTGTAACATACTAGAAATTTCGCCACTCAATTGATCGTCGCCTTGAATACACTCATTAACTTTATCAAATAGAACTTGATACGAAGCTTGACTTTGGAACTTATATTTTTTAGGATTAAAAGTAGGATCTTTCATTATTCCATTTGTAAGAGCCATTACAAAGTGAGAAGTAAATTCTTTTTTCATTGACTCAACAGATAGATTAACTACAGCTTCTTTCAATTTTCCTTTGAATGAATCTACATATGTTTTTGATATGAGATTTTTATTACCGATTCTAAATGCCATCGGTTTTCCATTCATCAAAATTGTGTATCTAGCACTTACATTTGATGAATTTTTGATATAATAAACAACATTTACCTTGTCTGGACCTGTTAATTTTGGTTTCGTATAATCTCCACCTTGAGGAATTACGAATCCTTGTAAACGCAACGCGAATACTTGTTTACGAGCAATTTTTCTAATCTTGTCACAATCTTCTGGACCAAATAGATTATCATCGCCTGGTTGTCCTGGTTTTGGAGGAGTAACTAGTCCAGGTTGTGGTGGTTGTGGAACTGGTGTTGGACCAGGTTGTGGGGTAGGAGTAACTGGTTCTGGTACAATTGGAGTTGGGCCAGGAGGAGTTGGAGTTGGTTGTGGAGCTGGTACTTTATCTGGAAGTGCTTCTTTATCTGATTTACGTGGATACAACCAATCTTTAACTTTCATCAAGTAGTCATAAACGTTTTTATCAGTTTCTAATATTTTTTTCTCAACGTCTGCTCTTGTTGGATTTTTAAGTTTGAGTAATATACCAGCATTTGTTAAGAACTTATTATAAGCACTTTCGACTGATTTATAATCCATTCTTTCAGCACCCATATTTGCGCCTCTAGTACCAAACGCATATTGAAGAGGATTTGCTTCGGCTAATAATTCAGCTTTAATCACATCTAGTTCCAAAGCTTCTTGTATACCGAATTTCTTGCTAAACATACTCAATAGTCCTTTTCGCATAAGTTGTTGTCTTATGCCAGGAGCATTTATTAATTGTTTTGCTTCACCTACGTCTTTTATGGAATTTATCCACATTTCTAATGCTTCTTTAGGTTGTACATATTGACCATTAAGAAGTTTTACAACGTCTTGGGTTAACTGGCCAGCTTTTAAAGAAGTCCAATCTGGTAAATTATTCAATGCATTTATTTTTGATTGAATTGTATCGCTTGTTATTGATGGTACAGTGGTTGTAGTAACTCCTCCAGTGCCACCACCAAATGATGTTCCAGCAGGTCCTGCTGGACCTTGTGGCCCAGCTGGGCCTTGTGGTCCCGCAGGTCCAGGTCCACTCTCTCCTGGTACTCCAGGTTCACCAGCTGCTCCTGCTGGGCCTTGTGGACCTGCTGGACCCATTCCGCCTGCTGGGCCTTGTGGTCCCATTGCTCCAGCTGGTCCTTGAAATTTATACATCAACCATTCCATTATTTTTGGAATGTATTTTGTGAACAGATCGCTAATTCCAATTGCTGCAGCAGTAACGGTTGCACCTTTAACACCGGCACGTACAGGTTCTTCTCCTTTTAGTATGCCCACTATGGTTCTTAATGCGGTGCCCAATATAAATGTTGATATCTTTGGAATCAATGCTAATGGACCAAGTTTAACAACGAGCAAACTAACGAGTGCGCCAATAAGTATATTGGTTATATAAGGATGTTCTCTTGCAAAAATACCAATTTCATCTAAAGCATCATTGAATGATTGTGGCAATTTAGCACGTAGTTTATTCAACAATTGTTCTACTTTAGATTGTTTTGCAGCAATTTCTTCTGGAGTGCCTGCTGACCATTGTAGTTTAGGATTTGGTCTTAAATTTGCAAATCTTTTGCCAAATAGTACACCTAAACCAGGAATGCCTTGTTTAGTATTTTGTGTATTTGCGGTACCTCCGAATTTATCGGCACTTGTTTCTGGATCTGGTGCATATTGACTTGGACCAGGACCAACTCCTCGATAATTTTGAAGTGCAGCGGAAACATTAGCTGGCATACCTGAAAGCGCAGGCGGAGGAGATGTTGTAACGTAAGGTTCGGTTTGTTGTTTAAACGTCTGAAAATAGGTATCTAATTTAGTTTTAGCGTCTCCAGCTTTAAATATATTTTTGAAACCAGCGGTTGCTCTTTGAAATATATCTTCGCTTAATTTAGAATCTTGTTTTATTATTTCGTATAAAACCTCTGTTTGTAATTCTATACCCTGATTGATACCCTCTTGATATAATTTATAGAATTTTGATTTTTTACTAACTCCTAAATATGATTCGGTCAAAGACTTCTTAGAATTAAATTCTGTATATATAAATTCTCTTAAAATGTCTTTTATTACAGCTTCTTTATGATTTAAATTTTGGTCCATATTAAATAAATATAGATTTGATCTAGAACTTTAAAATAATATTGACATCTTCAGCTTCTGTATATATACTTGAGTGAATATGAGACTGGTAATCTTGTATTTCTAATTATATATACCAACAGTTAAACACTTAAAAAGTAATAATATAGTATGTCAGTAGTCAAAAATAACATATCAATGGAGAGACAGAGTAAATACGTTGTTATTCGTAATGGTCTAAGAGTATCCGATTTAGAATATTCGAATAAAGAAGAAGCTAAAGTGGAATATGATCATTGGAAGAATATCATTACACGTTGGCCAGATGGAAGTAAACTAGAAATTCTCGAAACGAAAGGTAGGTAATTATGGGATTAAAAGAACAAATTAAAAATGCAAGTTCCGAATCGGAGATTTCCTCTTTATTGACAAAAGGAAAATCTTTTGAATTTGCAAACGAATCCACAAAACGGTCATGGAAATCAGCAGCTAGAGTTAGGTTAACTTCATTAACTGGCAATGACGTTACTCAAACTCCTGAAAAAGAAGTTGTTGCAAAAAAGACTCCAAAAAAGAAAAAAGATAAAGTTGGTTAACTATAAATAAATCACTCGAAATAAAGGCGTTACGTAATGGTAACGCCTTTTTTGTTTTTATTTTTCTATTTATTGAATGAATGGATAAATCATTTAGTGTAATGTCTTTACCGTTTGAGTATGATGAAATGGAATCATTTATTCAAACATACAAAGATAAGTTAATGGAACAAATTGTATCATCGGTACAATATGCGTTGGACAATGATTATCCTACTGTCGAGGTATTTTCTTTTAAAAATTCAGATTTTATTGTTATATTAACCCAATCGGAATTCAAGGATAATATTGATAATGTCTTTGAATATTATGTGAATACGGAGCAATATGAATTTTGTTCCCGTTTAGTAAAATTAAAAAAACAAATAGAACAACATGAGCAAAAACAACAAGAAAGACACAAGCCCAAAAGTTCATCAAAACGCAAAGATCAGAGATGATATCAAGATCGATAAACGTGAATTAACACCAAAACAAAAAGAATTATTAGAATTATTACAAAATAAGAATACAAAGTGTGTCTTTATTGCTGGACCAGCCGGTACATCAAAAACTTATACATCTGTTTTAGCCGGTCTGAATTTATTGAATCAAAAAAGAGTAAGTGAAATAGTATATGTTAGAAGTATAGTTGAAAGTAGCGATAGTAAGTTAGGATTTTTGCCTGGGGAAATGGATGAAAAAATGAGTCCATATATTCAACCACTTATTGATAAGTTAGAAGAATTGGTACCAAAACACGATATTGATAAGTTGAAAAAAGAAGAACGTATCCATGGATTTCCAATAAACTTTTTACGTGGTTTGAGTTGGAATGCTAAATGTATTGTAGCGGATGAAGCACAAAACATGACTAAGAAAGAACTTACTACGTTAATTACACGTGTAGGTGAATTTAGTAAATTGTTTATTTGCGGTGATCCAGATCAAAGCGATATTAATGGTAAAAGTGGATTTGTACCAATGATGAATGTATTTGACGACGAAGAAAGTAGAAATAATGGTGTATATGTATTTAGATTCGAAGAAGAAGATATTGTGAGAAGTGGATTAGTTAAATTTGTATTAAAAAAACTAAAAACTCTGCAATAATTATATTTATATAATATTATGCCAGTCTTATCTAATAACGGAAGATTAATTTCGTCACTGCCTATAACTTCGACTGTAAGTGGACAAGATGAATTACTTTTACAGTCAAATGGAGTTACCAAACGAATAAGTTATGCATCTTTAAGCGGATCGATACTTAGTTCTAATAATTTCAGTCCATTCAATGCAACTGTAAATTTCACTAGTCCAACTAATAAATTCACAGGTAGTTTTTATAATGAAAATAATTATTCATGTAATTTTTATACAGTTGCGGTTAGAAATACACTGACGGGTAATACTATTATTGCAACCTCTGGTTTTTCTGGAAATGTAACTGGCAACATAACATCTACTGGAACAAGTACATTTAGTAGTATTGATGTTAATGGAGGCGCTATAGATGGCACTATTATAGGAGCTGCATCTGCTACAACTATAACTGGCACAACTATAACGGCTACAACTGGATTCAGTGGTAATATAACATCTGTAGGAACAAGTACATTTTCTAATATTGATGTTAATGGTGGTACTATAGATGGTACGTCTATAGGAAATTCATCCGAATCAACTATAAAAGGAACGAGAATAAGCGCTAGTATAGGTTTCAGAGGTAATATAACAGGTTCGATAAGAGGAGATGTATATAGCCAAAATGGTGACAAAGTATTAGAAAATGGTACCAGTGCAAATCCAAACGGGAATGTACCTACAGCATATTTTTACGGAACAAGCTCATATGCTATACAAGCACTAACAGCGGCTTATGCAGCTGCTGGTGGATCAGCAATAAATGGTGTGCCAATAGGAGGTAATCAATATCAAATATTAGCTAAAAATACTAATACTAATTATGATGTTGGATGGACCAATCCTATTAGCAGAAGCGGATCTCCATCTCAGTATGATATGACAATGTGGAACAGTGCATACGTAATTAAAAATGCTCCTGGATTCACGTATTCAGCTGGATCCGATTTATATATTTACAATAAAAGTATTAATGTAAATAATAGATTAACAGCTAATTCAATAACTAGTAGTTTTTATGGTGGTCCTGGTGGATTCAAAAAACAAGGAACTATAGATGTAAGTTTTTGGGGCACAGGTAGTCATGCTGTTACCGCGAGTTATGTGAGTTCACTTGCACCTGTAGTAAATACTAGTACCGGCACAGTAGCTGACTTTGTAGGTGGAACAAACGAAGGAGGAGTTGGTACTTATTGTTATGCTATCACACACGGATTCGGTGCATCTCCATCATCAATAAGAGCTACTTTATACTGTGATAGTAGTGATGCTGGGGTAGGATACGTAGCCGGTGATGAAGTTGATTTAAATGTCGTAGAATCAAATCAACTAGATGCAAATATATTTTCAACATGGACCAATTCAACTTATGCGGCTGTATCTGTTGCCGGCAATACAGGTTTCCCAAATGATTTATACATTCCGGCTAAAACAGGTGGTACATGGCCTGCAATTGACAAGAGTAAATGGAAATTTAAAATTAGAGTTTGGAAATAACACATTATTGTATACTTATAATATATGGCAATAAGTCCCTGTAACACTTTAAATGTAAAAACGCTTAGAATAAGTCAATTAGCTTCTTCTGCTATTAGTTCCAATGATGTATTGATGATTTCTCAGTATGATAGTATCAATAACGTATATTATTCTAAAAAAGCTACATTTGGAAATTTAATAACATATTTTGGTACCGTTAACGCTTCTTACAAAGGTTCATTTACAGGTAGTTTGGATATAACTTCTGGATTCACAGGATCTACCGTGGTAATATCTCCTAGCGCTGGTACATTTTTAAATGATAATTTTCTACCAATATTTTTGAACGGAAATCCTTACAAAATACCATTGTATCCAAACGTTTAATATTTATTATATATGCCTTTACCATGCAACAACGTCAGTGTAACTCCAATTAAAGTAAGTCAACTAGTTAGATATTCAAATTTAGACGGAGGCGATATATTGTTGACAGTGGAATCAGGTTCTTTACTTTGGTCGAGACGCAGTACTGTTAATGATTTAAAAGTTTCCATGGGAAAACTTACAGGATCATATTCAGGTAGTTTTACTGGAAGTTTTAAGGGAAAATCAAGCGGTAGTTTTAGTGGTAGTTATTGGGGAAAAGTTATAAGCAAAAATACTAAAGCTACAGGCAGTTTTAGCGGAAGTCACTGGGGTAGTTTAATAAGTAAAAACACTAATGCTACAGGTAGTTTTAGCGGAAGTTATTGGGGAAGTATAGTAAGTAAAAATACAAAGGCTACAGGCAGTTTTAGAGGTTCAATTGTGAGTGTAAATACGATTGCTAGTGGCAGTTTCAGTGGAAGTTACTGGGGTAGAATATTAAGCAAAAATACTGTAGCTAGCGGCAGCTTTAGTGGGAGTAATTATGGTAAACTTTTTAGTAAAAATGCTATAGCTTCTGGAAGCTTTAGTGGTAGTCATTACGGAAAGGTTATTGGAGCTAATGGATCTTTAGTTACAGGATCTTTTAGAGGTATAGATAATATTACAAACTTCAACGGCACGGGAAAAAAAGTATCATTCAATGGTACGGCTAGTTACGCTATAAGTTCTAGTTATGTTAGTGGACCCGCTAGACTATTCAATGTATATACCAGACCGTCTCAAACCACAGGCACACCTCCAACTGATATAACCGTTTCGGTAACTAAACCTAGTTCCGCAACTTGGTACGACTTTGAAATATTTCTTAGTTCAAATGCAAGAACCGATAACGGACTGAGCTTAGAAGGTAAAATTAATTTCAATACAGGAATAATCGCGGGAACTTCAGTTAGTGAACAATACAATGCTGGTACTTCAAGTCCCAATATATTACCAAGTACAGGTATAGGAAATGTATTACAACAATGGCAAGGAACTGTTGATAATGATAGTTGTTTATGTAGATGGGAACACACTGGATTGGTACCATCGGTTATCAGTTCTACTAATACAATATCATTTATATGTGGTGTAAACGTTTTAGGCGGAGGATATGATGGAAACGGATATCAAGTATCTGGTTTGAAAGCATCGTATTATTTCTGAAATTTTCTTGGCATTTTTCAAAAACTAATTTATATATATTCTTGAATGGCACAGATGTGTTATTCACTATAGTGCTCGAGTGAGGCTATTAGGTTAATAAGTTCAATAGAATTATTAAAAGAAAGGAAAATATATGTCAGTAATTAGATACAATCCGGCGTTTCGCCATTTAAATCGTGATGAGTTTTTAACTCCATTCGATAAGTTGTTTGATGAAGTATTCACTTCACAATTCCCAGAAATCACAAAAGAACTAGGTATAGGATTCTTTGAAAAACAAAGTTATCCCCGTGTAGATGTGATTGATTACAATGATCGTGTAGAAATTTTAGCAGAAATTCCAGGTCTGTCTAAAGAAGAAGTATCAGTTGATGTACAAGAAAATGTACTTACTATTAGCGGTCAAAAGATTCGAAAACTTGAAGATACAGATCTACAAGATCGCAGATACATTCGTAGAGAATTAAAACATAGTAGTTTCAAACGTAGTTTTACATTAGGCGATATCATTGATAAAGACGAACCATTGGCTAAATTTGAAAATGGTTTGTTGACAGTCACTCTTAATAAGTTGAAACCAACTGTACCGACAAGTAAGAAAGTAAAGATTGATTAATTAATATTCAATCAAGGTTATATTAACCCCGTTATTAAATTAACGGGGTTTTTATTTTACAGATATTTATATATATGATAAAATTTCAACATTTGGTACTATTTACTTCACTTTTGATAGCTGGATGTGCAGCTTACTTTAGTGTATATGGTATAGGACTATTATTCTCTGGCGCAACTATTGCTGCTATGGTAATGGCATCTTCTTTGGAACTCGGTAAACTTGTAACAACTTCTTGGTTATTTAGATATTGGAATAAATCCAATGTTTTGATGAAGACTTATATGATCGTAGCTATATTTGCTTTGATGGGTATAACTTCATTGGGTATATTTGGATTTTTAACAGCGGCTTTTCAAAAGTCATCGTTAGAAACAGAATTGTCCGTAAATAAAATCTCTACATTAGAAACTCAAAAAATTGAAGAAAAGTTAAAAATGGACTCTGTAAAAAAGTCTATTGAAAAAATTTATGCATTGAGAAGTTCTCAAGAATCTAGATTAACCGAAGTGTTAACGAATACATTGATCGCTAGAAATCCTATTCAATTACAGAATATACAAAATCAAATTAATGATCAAATTGGCGACTTAAACAAACAATTAGAATCTGAAAACGAAAAGTCTAAAATATATGGAGACAAAGTTTCAAAAATTGATGAAGAAATTTTCAAGTTAAAAGTTGATAATAGTCAGAAAAAAGATATTACCACTTTTAAATTCGTAGCGGATCAATTTAGTACAACTATTCAAAATGTTGTTAAGTGGTTTATTGCTGTATTAATTGCGGTATTTGATCCATTGGCAGTAATACTACTATTAGCATATAACATTTCTTCCAATAGAGTTTACGATGAAGAAAAATCAGAAAGTATTCAAGAAAACAAAGATATTTCCCAAAATAAACCCGAACAAATCATCATAGAAAAGATAGTGGAGAAGCCTGTTGAGGTTGAAAAGATTATTGAAAAACCAGTAGAAATTGAAAAAATAGTAGAGAAGCCTGTTGAGGTTGAAAAGATAGTGGAGAAAATAATAGAGAAACCTGCTAAAAAATCTACGGGTGTAAGAGGAATGTTCAGTTTTTAAATAAAAAAATAATTTTTCTTTATTCTACTATATATGTAAATACACGTATATGGACGAAGAAGAAATTTTTAAATTATATAAGAATCTAAAAAGAGGATTCGATTTATCTGATTGGGACTTAGTAGAAGAATCAATTGAGTATTTAGCTGAATACATTGACTTAGGTAACGAAGACGAAACTTTTGACGAATTAAACTAATGATATATGTTATATTGATAGCATTATTGGCATCACTAATAGTGAATATTTTTTTATTAGTGGCCCTTAAAAAGTCTTTTGAACAAATAGACCAATTGGAGTCTTGGTTATTAGAATTCAAATTGCTTGTAAAAAATACATATAATAAGTTGAAATTTGTTGATGATCGGGGTATCTTTGTTAAAGATGATGATGTTGGCTTTTTATTTACAGATCTGCTTAATATCATCGAACTAACGAATAAAAGAATTCAAACTGATGATAATGATAAACCTACCGCTATTAATGAAAAAAACAAAATCGAAACCTTCTAAAAAAATAAAGAAGATCGCTGTTACTAAAGACAGTGTTAAAAAAATTAAGAAAGTAGTAAAGAAGGTTAAATCGGTAAAAAAACCTAAAATTACCATCGATATTGTTATTACAAAAAAAGAAAAAACTCCCAAGACTATTTCTAATATAGAAGTTCCAAGAACAATTCAAATAGAACATATATCAGATAACGCCTCTGACTCACACGAAGAATCTGCTTTTGACATTAACGGAGAACGTAAAAAACGTCGTGGTAGAAATAAGAAAGAAAAGATATATTTTTCTAAAAAAACTGAAGATGCTATTATTGAATACAACAATGAAGAAGATGAAGTAAGACGAAATGAAATTTATGAAACAAAGATAAAGTTTAGTTTTGATAAATTAGTAGAAAATATATTTAATACATTTAAATTCACGTATTTTGACAATAGTCCATTGGAAATTCAGAAAGAAACTGTTTCACATTTAGTAACAAATATTCATAAATTTCAAGCTGGAAAAGGAAAAGCATTTAGTTATTTCAGTATTGTAGCTAAAAATTATTTGATATTTCACAACAATAACAATTATAAGAAATTCAACCAACACGTAGATATTAGTGAAACACCAAGCGAATCATCGGTTTGTTTACAAACAGAAGATGCACATCATAAAGATATTCAGACTCAAGAATTTATGAAGTTGATTGTAAATTATTGGGAAGCAAATATAACTAAGATTTTCAATAAACAAAAAGATTTAAACATCGCATACGCTGTTATAGAACTATTCAGAAACTGTGAAAGAATAGAAAATTTCAACAAAAAAACTTTGTACCTGTATATCAGAGAATTGAGTAATTGTAAAACCCAACAAATTACAAAAGTTATCAACAAAATGAAAACATATCAAAACCTCGTAATGAGAAATTATAGTAATAGAGGAACATTATAATATCTAAATTGTTAATAAAACCACTCCAATCGGAGTGGTTTTTCTATTTATAGGTATATGGACTTAAATTTTGAAATTTACAAAGGGAAGAATTTTTCTGGTCTTTGTAAAGACATAGTAAAAAATTCAGAGAATAAGAAAGATCAAATTGATATTTTGATCTCAGAATTACGTACTTTAATTAAAACTGTAAATGACGCTGTAATCATCGTGCCTCTTATAAAAGACTACTATGATGTGGGAATTAAAAACGACGAACAGTTAGTTAAATTAGCAGCCGTGGTACAACGATTGGTCGCAAAAGGAGAATCTACTGGAGAAGGCAATGCTATGGTTCTCAGTGAAGATGAAAGAAAACAGTTAATGGAAGAAGTTATAACAATTAGCAAAGGAGAATAATGAGTACGAATGTATCAAGTATAGTTAGATCGTTAAATCCTTCTACTTCAACTGTTATGAATACATCTATTAGTAATATAGATGCTAATTTTTTGAAATTGGCGGTTGTAGTTGATATTATTTTAGATGACAAACATCCATTTTTTGGAAAAACTACAACAGATAAAAATTCACAACCTCCTCCGACCGTAAGATACCAACAGATACCGGTAAATTACGATAATAAAATACCAGTGGCAACAGATACCGATTTTAGTTATATTGGAAGAGCTAAAATTCGTGTTTTAAGTGAGGAAAAACAAACTGCTTATGATAAGCTACCATGGGCTATTCCGTTGGAGAACACTATTACTCAGTTTCCATTATTAAACGAAACAGTTTTAGTTATAAAAATAGGAGATAACTATTACTACACGAAACCATTTAATCGTTTAAACTTTTTGGGTACAAATGGAGAGTTTATAACTGAAAAATCAAGTAGTGACGATGGTAAAAGTGCAATTGCATACTTACAACCCAAGAGCCGAAAAAGCTATGTAAGTCATCCAGCATTTATAAATCAAAATCAAACGGGGTATTTTGGTAATTATTTTATATGTAATCCATTCATACGTAGTGTACGTCAATTTGAAGGAGATACCATAGTAGAAAGTAGGTTTGGACAATCTATAAGATTTAGTGCGTATGATGATAATCGTTCGAATGATAAAGGTGCTTATCCATCTTATGCTTTGAATGGAAATCTATTTAAAGATTCAGTTGATGGTGGATATGGAAATCCTAAACTAACTATACGCAATAGACAACGTAATATTGCTCAAAAAACCGCACAACAGTTACATCCTAAATTACCTCCTATACCTGCTATAACCGAAAAGGAAAAAAACTACGGAGGTCAGATTGATGAAGATATAAATAACGATGGTAGTACTATTCAGTTTACCAGTGGAAATACTTTAAGTACTTGGCAAACAACTGTATATAAAAGTATATTCGGGATTAATAGTGAAAATAAGCCTACAGAAGAACAACCACGATTTAATCCTAAAGGATCAACATCTTTTAAGTTTCCCACTTTAGATCGTGATCAAATTGTAATAAATTCTGATAGATTAATATTAAGTAGTAGATTTGCAGAGACCCTACACTTTAGTAAAAAACGATATGCTGTAACTACCGATAGTGAATATACCGTTGATGCTAATGATCAGGTTGTTATCACTACAAATAATACTGCTACTATAAATGCTCCGCAAATATTTTTGGGTCAATACGGTGAAACTAATGAACCTGCTTTGTTGGGTCAAACAACTGTAGATTGGATGTATGATCTTTGCAATTGGTTGTTGGATCACGTACACTGGTATCATCACGTTCATCCACATCCACACGGTCACGTAGATGCTGGTAAAATTGATGCGGAAAATACGAATGATGCAAATCCAGATCAAACACAAATACCAGTACAACAAATTAAGCTTAAATTACTAAGAGATAATTTACATAAAACGTTAAGTAGACGAGTATTTGTTACTGGAGGTGGATATGCTCCTGGTAGCAATGGAGTCAAACCTACTGGTAGTGGTGGTGAATGTAAAGACCCAGTAGAAATTAATACTGTTACAGGAACTGGAGTTGTGGGTGATTTCAAAGGTAGAAATCGTCGTGAAGGTCCAGTACAAGTTGAATTTGAATTTGAGGATTAATATATGGCATTACAAGTAGTAGACATATTTGGCAATTTACAACCAGCAACAGGTAGAGTTTTTCCGAAAAACTCTTTGGAAATAATTCCATATTTTAACAAATACAAAACAGGCGTAGGATCAGTTTTTAAAATAAATTCACAAGGCACATCTGTAAGTAACGATAATAAAATAACGCCGGAGTCTTATCAATCGTTATATGAATTTTATAGTCCTACTGAATTATTGAATAATGGGTATGCACAAATTGGGGATAATAAGTATATTAAAACTTATAAAAAATACGATAGAACTTTTCAGTTTTTTCAAAATTATTTTACAGAAACTTATACGCCAAAATCAGGAGGAACTCCTAAAATAAACGTATTCGTCGATTTGGAGAAATATCCAATATTCAATGAAAGCATAGGCGATAGACTTTCTTGTTTAGCACAATATGATTCTATCAAATCTTCGACACTATCCAATACACAACTTGGTTTTAGACGATTTTTTAACGTTCAAGCATTCAACTGGCCAACTGTTACAGACGCATCCAATTACGAATTTTCGTATAATAGATCATTAAATAGTGTTAAAGCTGACGTAAATTATATATTTGAAGAAATTAAAAATAAAGTTTCTTCGGGTCAACTTGATAAGAAACTGGTACCAGATTGCTTTTTATCTGATCCTGATCCAGCTTTGCCAGGACCTCCTACACAAACAATTAATGGTGTAGCAAATAAAGCTCCTGTAGTAGATAATCCCAACATAAAACTTCCATCTCAAGAAGTAAAGGGGCTAGACGCAAATGCAGCACAACAAGCAGCCTCACAAGCGCAAGGCGCAGCAAGTAATGCAGCATCTCAACTTAAAAGTGCGGCCGGTGGATTGACTAATCAAGTACAAGGCGCAGCTGGTCAAGCTCAAGGTGCAATTGGTGGTGCTCAAGAATCTGCAGGAGGCGTACTTAGTAATCTTTCATCGGGCGTTAAAGGTGCAATTGGAGGAGGAGCTTTAGGAGCTGGTATTGGAGCATTAGCCGGTGGTGGTAAAGGAGCATTAATAGGAGCAGGCGCTGGATTGGTAGCTGGTGGAATAGCTGGTAGTGTTGTTGATAAACTCAATCCAAAAGGAATCAAACCAGATGGACTAGGTAAAGATTGGTCTCCAGATAAGTTTAGTCCTGAATCTATAGCTGGAAATGATAAATTTGTAAATGCTAAAACAGGTATGGTTGAATCCACATCTAAATTGGCTAGTGGCTTGAAAGGTGGTTTATTGGGCGGAGCACTTGGAGCCGGTGTGGGAGCATTAGCTGGGGGTGGTAAAGGAGCATTAATAGGTGGATTAAGTGGTACTGCACTTGGCGCTGGATTATCTGTTGGTGGTGTAACAGGAGGAGCTTTAGCAGGTGGTGGGTTAGGGGCCGGAATCGGAGGAATAGTGGGAGGTGGAAAAGGAGCTGTAATTGGTGCCGTTTCAGGAGGAGCAGTTGGGGCGGCTGCAGCTAAATTAGCGAGTGTACAAAAAGGAATGCCTAAACCAAATATACCAAAACCACCTAGTACACCACGCATCAAGACAGTCAAAATACCAAGACCATCAAATCCAAAAGGTGCAACAGATTTATTAAATTTACCTAAATCTCCGTTGGGTTAATAATTATATATAATAGTATGAAAATAGAAGTATTAAAAGAATTCATCAAGAAAACGGTACAACAAGAAGTACGTAATGTAATACACTCTGAAATTAAACTTCAATTGGCAGAAATATTTTCCAAAGAAGTTGGTCAGAATAAGAAAAAGTCATCTGAATCTGACTTGGAACAACAAATTCTCAAAGAGTTGGAAACTATGGATGATGTTCAAGTTATCGAAGAGGAAGTTAAACCGGTCAAAAAGTTTGTAAAATATACAAACAATCCAATGTTGAATGATATTTTGAATCAAACTACAGGCGGAGTACCACAAGAAGGTGGTTTGGTTAGTATGATGGGAGGACTTGGCGGTGGATCAACACAAGTAATTGCGGAATCAAAAGCTCCAGCGAATGCTCCTGAACCAGTAAAAAGTGTTTATAGTGCTATGAATAGAGATTATAGATCACTAATGAAAGCGGTAAACAAAAAACGTGGTGACAAGTAAAATAAATGGCAACTCCAACCAAATCTATAGGTTTATCATTACCAATACAACTTGGTAATCAAGGTTATTTTAGCACAAATAAAGATACGATCTCACAGATTGGTACAAATATTCAAAATTTATTGTTAACTATTCCTGGAGAAAGAAGATTTAATAATACATTTGGATCTGGATTATACAATTTATTATTTAATAATATAGGAGATGATATATCAAATGATATCATTATTGATGTAATTCAACGTGACGTTGACAAATTTATGCCTGGCACAACAATATTGAAAGTGGAACTATCTCCAATTCAACCAGATAATAATAGTAAAAATTCGATATTTATAAGTATTACCTTTAGATATAATAATACTGTGGGTGAAACCGAGTTTAACTTGGAAACTAATAAAATCTAATGTCAACGCTAATTAACAAAACATTTGACGCGAATACAAAAGATGTAAATTATCTTAATAGAGATTTTACGTCTTTACGTCAACAACTAATTGATTTCACAAAACAATACTATCCACAAAGTTATAAAGATTTTAGTGAAAGTTCTCCAGGTCAAATTTTTATAGACCAAGCGGCTTATGTTGGAGATGTATTATCTTACTATACAGATCAGCAATTTTTTGAAAGTTATATTCAATTTGCTCAAGATCGTAGAAATATTATAAATTCGGCTAAATATTTGGGTTATAAACCAAAAGTGTCTTCAGCATCTTCATCTGATGTTGACGTATTCCAATTATTACCATCTATTCGTACCAGAGATAATCAATATCTTCCGGATGAACGTTATTGTTTGATATTACAACCATTTTCACAACTATCTAGTACGCCAGGAGTTAATTTCGTAATAGAAGAAAGTATAGACTTCAGTCAAGATACTAAATTTTCGCCTAGAGAAATATCTGTGTATAGTCGCGATAATACAGGTGCTCCTCAATTTTATCTAATCAAGAAAGCAGCTAAAGCTTATTCTGGAACGGTAATTACTAAACAAGTTAGTGTAACAGATCAAGTGCCTTTTTATAGTATAACATTAGATGAAACGAATGTTCTTAAAATCATAAGTGTCGTTGATAGTAATAATAATAATTACTACGAAGTAGATTATTTGGCTCAAGACACAATTCCAATTGAAGTGGATAACGTGCCACTAAACAATCAAACTTTATCTCCATATAGAAGTGAAACTCCAAAAATTCTAAAGTATTTAAGAACGGAGAAAAGATATGTTACGGTTGTTAATGAGAATAATCAGACTACTTTACAATTCGGCGCAAATACTGAGAATTTTGAAAATACTATTGTTATACCAAATCCAACTAATGTTGGGGTAGCATTATCTAATTTAAAAAATTTAAATATCTCATTGGATAATACCAATGTGTTAAAAGAAAAGTCGTATGGTATGTCTCCATCTAATACGACATTGACTATAACGTATGTTATAGGCGGAGGTTTAAATTCAAACGTAAACTCTGGGGAAATCAACAAGATTTTAGGAATTTCTTATTTAAATGATACTACATCATTAACTGACAGCGAAGTTATATTATTGAATACTATAAAAAATTCTTTAAGAGTAAATAATATAGAGGCTGCTACAGGCGGTGACGATGCTGAATCTGACGAAGAAATTAGACAAAATGCAATGTTGAATTTTTCCACACAAAATCGTATGGTTACAGAAGACGATTTCTTGTTGAGAATTTATGCATTGCCACCGCAATTAGGCAATATAGCTAAAGCGTTTGTACAAAGTAATTTAACTAGAGAAGTTCAATATAATGGATTGATTAGTGGTATTTTAAATACAGAAAACAATTCAACTGTAAATTTAGCTCCATTAAATCCTCTTGACAGAAAGAAATTCTTACAGTCAAATAGCCCATTTACTAATAATTTATATTTGCTTGGATATGATGCAAATAAAAATTTAACACAAGTAAATCCAGCAACTCTTCAAAATCTAACCACATATATTCAGAACTATAAGATTCTGACAGATAAGATTAATATCATCGATGGTTACATAATTAACATTGGAGTTGAATTTAAAATAACTGTATTTAAAGGATTTAATAAATCTGAAGTGTTAAATAGCTGTATACAATCTGTAAAATCATTTTTTGATATAGATAAATGGAGTTTTAACCAACCAATAAATTTAAGTCAAATAAATTTCGAGATAATGCAAAATGAAGGCGTTCAATCCGTGAGCGACATTGTTATAAAAAACTTAACTATTGATGACGGTAATTATTCTTCCGTTGCATACAATATTAGTATCGCGACACAAAATAATATAGTGTATCCACCAAAGGATCCTGCTGTATTTGAAGTTAAGTTTCCAGATTCTGACATAAAAGGACTTGTAGTATAATATGCACACATTTATTTATCCATCTCAAGATACCTACATAAACAATTCGCCTGAATTTGTCAATAAAAATTTTGGCATTGATGAAATTTTAGAAATCTACGCTTCCAACATTGGTAATTCCGTAGTTTACACAGATCCAGTTTGGCACGATGCGCCACAGACTGCTTCCTCTTATGGAAACAATGGATGGTTAGCCTATACAACATCCTCATTATTTATTTATTCAGGAAGTGCTTGGTATGCATATTCTTTAACTTCGTCTGTAATACCAAATACATCTTTTATATCAAATTTTACCGGAAGATTATCTAATAAAACAAATCCTCCACGAAAACCACTTTACATTTCAGGATCAGCTACATTTGCATCTGGATCTTTTGTTGGACAGTTTACTTCAGATCAATGTGTAACTTCTTCATTTAGCGGAAGTTTTAGTAGTTCTAGCTTTAAAGGAATCATCAGTACCAATACGTCTAGTAATTTATACTATGTCGATGTAGTAAATTTCGCTGGATATTTTAAAGGCATTTATAGTGGATCATTTGAAAGACCATCTACAGCTACATATCTGAATAGACCTGAATTTTCAAGAACATTGATAAAGTTTGATTTAACTGAGTTAAGTAAATCTGTATCAGATAATAATATAAGCGGCTCTAATATTAAATTTACTTTGAATTTAAAATCATGTGGATCTAGAAATTTACCACTAAATTATAGTATATATGCTTATCCAGTAAGTCAAAGTTGGAATAATGGAAATGGAAGATATGCAGATGATGGATCTCAGTTAGGATCTAGTTGGTTATACAGAAATTACGATGGAAATGGTTTATGGTATGGGAATTCGATATCAAATAGTTATCAACAAGTAGACTATTTGACAAATCCATCTTATGCAAGTGCTAGTTTTCAAAATCAAGGAGGAACGTGGTATTATAAAGTACCAGCTTCTTACACAAACAAGCCAAAATGGATTTGCAATTCAACGAAATATCCATCTTTGGTAAATGCAAGTTTAATTTGTAGTCAGTCATTTAGTTACGGACAACAAAGTGACGTTACTATGGATATAACTAAAATCGTTAGAGGATGGTTATGTGGATGCGTTCCAAATCAAGGACTTATGTTGTTGAGTTCTTTGGAAATTTCAACTCCTCCATTACAACCAACCAATGGACTACTACAGTTTTTTAGTAAAGAAACAAATACTATTTATAGTCCATATATTGATATAGCCTGGGATGACAGTGTATTTAATACCGGAAGTTTGAAACCTGTTTCAGGATCAATTCAAAATTTAATTACATTGAATTACTTGAAAGAAGCCTATAAAGCTGGAAGTTTACCAAAAATATTTGTATTTGCTAGAGATAGATATCCGTTGAAAAACTTCCAAAAAGCTTATCAACAACCAGCTATGGTTACGCCGCAGTATCTTCCAACTAGCTCATATTATATGATTAAGGACGCTGAATCAGAAGAAGTTTTAGTAGGATTTGATCAATATACAAAGTTGAGTTGTGATCCAAATCAAGGTAATTATTTTAAATTACAAACAACTGGATTGCCACAAGAAAGATATTTGAAAATATTTATAAAATCGGAATATAAAGATGGAACTATAGATATAACAGATACCCAAAAAATATTTAAGATAACAAGATAATATGGCGGATATACAATTAAATTATGATGTAGCTACAGATGAAGTTTCAAGCTTTAAAAATTTTGGAACATTCACTAACAATTTAGATTCTTTTGGCAATTTCCAATTGGTATTTTCTGTGGCTCAGTCTGTTAATGGAAATGTTAATTATGTTAAAGTTCCATTAAAAACATTCTTATACAACGAGAATAAAATTCTTGATGCAAATACTGCAGATTTTACTGAACTTCAAACTGTTCAACAAGAAGAAAAACGCAATGTGGATGAAGTTTTGAATCAATATAATAATCTACTTGAAGAAAATAGAATTCTCAATCAGACGGTTAATGAACTGGTTGAGAAGTATGAGAACAATGATGATAAACAAGTAATCGCAGAACAAAAGAGAACAATAATCGGCCTTAGAATTCAATTGGGACAGGGATCTGTTCCATCAGACTTTTCAGATGACTTTCCGTTTTTACCACTAGTATAATATGCCTTACGACTATTTAACAATTAATGAACTTGATCTCGCTAATGGTATAGCAAGTGCTTCGTATTTTCAACAAGACTTACAATCTTTATACGAACAACAAGTTTTAAACTCTGAGAACTTTTTCGGGGACACGAATGATGATATATTAGAATTAAGCGTTTATAATAGTAACCAAGAGCCAATTCTTTTTAATAGGGTAATACCGAAAACAACTTATAGCATCGTACAATCGTCGTATAAAGATATAAACAACGTTCAACGATCATATAAAGTTGCAAATCCATTTACAAATTATGCTTTATATGGCAATGAATTGTTGTTACACAGTCAATTTGATCTTAAGTTTGATGAATTAAGCTCTGGTTTGTATTATGTTCTATATAATCCAATTAGAAACATTGCTGGTAATACGTCTAATAGATTATTTATAAAAGAAATATCTCCAAGTCGAACCGAATTAAGATTGTCTTACGCATTTGATCCAACTCTTAATGAAGCCAATAGAGTAGATTCAGTAAAAATATCAGCATTTGCGGATAAAAAATTTGTTTTCTTACAAGTAATAGACCAAATTATTCCTATCGTAGATAGAAACCCTATAGACGAATCATTTAACGCAAATTCTCCTAATTTTAATTATTTGAAATATGCACAACTACTTGGGTTTAAATCTTCGGCTGAATTGCAAGAATTTATAAATTCAGTTTACGTTGGCTATAATAAAGTTATAAATCTATCTAATGATCCTGATTCTGTAATTAGTCAGAATATAAAATTTGCAGGAATTGCCGAACAAATAAAAAACTTTGTTTACACTTATAATGAAACTGAATTTTCCCAGGACGAAATACTGACGGCTATTTCATTGATTGCGGCAAAAGTAAGTCAAGACGCAATATTACAAAGAACAACTTTAACAGACACAGATCTCGCCGAAACAGTAAATGTATTTGTAGAAATCGCATACAGATATTGGTTGCAACCAAAGATTACAGAATTATTAAATGACTATAGTCTAAAGTTTTATGGATTTTATAAAAACGCGTTAAATTTTGATAATGGAAATTTAGTAAAAATATTAACTCACACAAGTTATTTAAATGTAGTAGATAATCGTATTAACGTTCAAATTAAATTAGATAGTCCACTTCCATCTGAGTATTCTATAAGAGACACTTGTTGGATTTCTAACATTTCATTGGCTCCTTTATATTTTAAAATTAACTTATATACTGCTCCAATTTCACGAAAAGTTTATTTGAATGGGGTTAATTTTACAGTTGCAGTACCGTCTGTTAATCCAACGAATGACAAGTTTAACGCTACAAATGATAATACATTATTTGCAGCTAAAGCTAGAACTCAACAAAAAATAAATGATTTGTTGATTAACTATAATGATTTCAGCAATTTTATTAATTTTTCTTCTGCTGAATTAAGAACTAAGATAGCTAAAAGTAAAATTTCTAAATATGACTCGTATGAAACGTCCAAGAGTCAAATAAAGAACCAAGCATCCGCAACATCTAACATTTCTATATCTGCTTCGTATTCAAATGATTTTACCAAGATTATAAACGAACAAATTTCATTACTAGATAGCTTCGATGAATATGAATCTTATCTATTTTATTCTACATCTAGTATAGATCAAAAAATAGAAGATGGCATAAGTTTTGATAAAAGTAATTACAATTCTTTATTTTATCAATTGCCAGAGTATATTAAGACCGAAGAATCCAATGCTGATTATATAAAGTTTACAGCAATGGTTGGACATTTCTTCGACAACATTTTAATTTTTGTTAAGAAGTTTCCGAAATCTTATCCAATTAATTGGGACGATAACAATAGTTATCCTAAAAATTATATAGAAGAATTATTAAATAATTTTAACTGGGATGTTACTGATTTTAAGTTTAACAAAAGCGATGTAAATCAATTGTTGTTTAACAATACGCAAATGTCTGGAAGTTTATCATCCTCATATTTTGATTATGCTAAATCTATATTTAATAGAATAACAAATAATTTAAGTTACATATATAAAACTAAAGGAACGTCTACATCGTTTAATCTTATCCGTTCAATTTTTGGAATATCTTCAGATTTGATTAATGTAGTTGAATATAGCAGTCCAAATGTTTTAATAAATAGAAATGTTTACTACGATTTTGATGATATCGTGTATGCTACTAAGTATGAAGACGATCAATTTGTTAAATTTAATTTTACTAGTAGTGAATTCAAATATTTAGCTACTCAAGATAGTTTGAGTGGAAGTTATATAGGAAGTTATACCGGAGATACAATATATTTAACAAGATCTTATATAGAAAATTTCACAGGCATTTCTACTGTAGAATGCACATTTAGATCAAATGAATGGAATAAATATAATTATAAAGATAAAATTCCACTTATTAAGAAACTAAGAAATGATAATTTAGACTGGCAAGTTTATTTGTATAAAACAAAACAAAGAGAATCTGCAAAATTAATTTTTGAATTAAGTCCTATAGGATCCACAACAGCTACATCCAGTATAGAAAGTATTGAAATGCCTTATTTAAATGGCGATTTTTATACTTTCATGGTTAGAAAAGAACCAAATGATTCAATAAGATTTGATGCGTTGTCACCGTCATCCTCAATGACATCAAGCATTGGATATTATGGAAATTATAATGTAACTCAATCTATCTGTGAAACTTTTTATCCAAATGCTTACAAGTATATACCTCAGACATATACATTATATGTAAATCAATATTATGGAAGTTTATTAAATTTCACAGATAAAAAAACCAAGACGATATTGTATGATCAAAATCAATATTTCTCTTCTGGAAGTTACTATGTTGGAAACTTTTCATCTTCTATTCAATTTAATGGAAATATAGATAAAATTAAAGTTCAAAAATATGCATTGAGCGATGCTGATTTCCAAGAACACTCTTATAATTTGAGTTCGATTTCAATACCCGAAAAGTCTTTGGTGTATGAAAATATGTATTATTTATGGAGTTTTGATACTCCTGTAAATTTGTATGGAAATCCATCTGTTATTCCCAATCAAAATAATAGATACAACACAGAATTCCATGCGTATAATTTTCAAAGAACACCAGTGGTATGTGGAGCTCCCATTTGTGATACCATATTATCTGATATTTTCCCATATCAATTTGATAAATTTAATGTTAAACAAGCTATTAACTCAAATCGATTTGGGCCAAATTATAAAGACAATGCTAATATCAATAAAATAATACAGGACGTAAGTTCTAATTTGTTACCATACGAATATTCCACATATACAAGAGATATAATCGGAAGCGATTCTAACTTGGTAGGATATTATATTTCTCCATATAGATATTTAAACGAAAATATAGAAGACTTTTTAGGAAAAGAAGGAATATCTGATATCATTGGAGATCCTAAATATCTCACATCAAGAAACTATCCGGAATTAAAACTAAGACAACGAGAATTTGCGGAATCAAATAAAAAATATATTTATCCACAAGAATATTATAGTACCTATAAGTTTTATATCGATTTTTCAATATTTGATTTTATTAAAAAATTGACTCCGACCCGTGGTACTTTAAAGAGAGGACTTTTATTGGAACCTTCTATATTTGAACGAGTAAAGTTTAATTATAAAGATGCCGTATTTTCCCCTCTTGATCCAAATACAACATCTAGCTTAATGTTATATGAAATCAGACCGTCATTCTTATCTTCGCTAATAGATACAGTCAATTCATCAAGTAATACGGTTATAAACATTGAATCTGTTAATGGAATTGATACTGATCGTGATACTTATAATTTTTCAAGATTTGAAATCAAAGATAAAGTGGATGATAGAGATTTTATATTTGCTAAATATGGTAAATACGTAAATGTTAATAAAAACGGATACATTGTACGAAATACTATAAATTATTCTGAAAATGATTATTATCAATCCCATAATAATACAGGTTCTATTGTAACATTCACATCAAGTTATAAATCCGTACAAACTATTGGTTCCGGATCGGGAGATTTAAATAATCAAATTACAGGTAGTCGTTCATTAACAGACATTTATTACGGAGACATGAGTAGTGGTTATTCCCAAAGACATTTAAGTAAATTTGTACGAGTTGGTAGTAGACTAAAAAGACAAGCCGTTTCTGGATCTTATTACGTTATTAACAATGGTATAAAAACATTGGCTAATGGTAAATTATCATACTACACTTATACAAAAGGTCAAAACGATTATACAACCACAGTGAACAGACAAGGTTTACCAAATGGATCATCTCCTATTATATCAATACCAGGATATTTGTCAGTTGACATTGAAAGCGATAATTTCCCTAAATATGGTATTCTAACTGGATCGGTTGGATCGCCAAATAGTTTATTTATACAACAACCACTTACATGTTCTACGTGTACCAGTGCTAGTATGAATATGTATATTATGAATTTATAATATAATTTTTGATTAAAAACCGAAAAGATTTGATAATTATTTAATATATGGCATACCTTAATAATAACGTTCTCACTGTTAACGCGATATTGACGAAAAAAGGTCGTGAAGTATTAGCAAAAACAGGCGGATTGAACATTACAGCATTCGCTTTAGCTGATGACGAAATCGATTACACACAGTTTAACCCAAATCACCCATTGGGCAGTGCATATTACGATATCGCTATTCGTAATACTCCAATCATGGAACCTATTACAGATGAATCACAGACGATGAAATATAAGTTGGTCACTCTAAATGATGGAGTCACATCTGTACCAACCATAAGCATCGCCCCTCCATTAATTTCTGTACCACGTACTTATTCAGCGGCAATTGATATTATTCCTAGTACAACTCCTGTTTATAACGTAACATTGGGATATACAGCAATATTATCTAATAAAAACGTAGGTACTTTAGTAGTTACTGAAACAAATAGTTTGAACTCTACCTCAGCAACCATTCCAGCATTTACCGGAGATTTAGCGTCACAAGCTTCACAGGTTGTCATAGGTAATAAGTTTAGATTTATCCCAAATAGTTCTTTGTCTAAGACAACTACTACTAATATTACTATTATCGGTAATGAAAGTGGCGGAAGTTCTTCCATCAACGTAACTGTCAGTGTTCCTACCACAACTTAATAATATATGATATTCACCCCATTTACTCCAGACGATATAGTAGCAGGCAGAATTAACCAAGTATCATCGGGTATGTTTGGTACTGGTAGTTTAACAGTAGCACAATCATCCTTCGTAACATCATCTGCTCAAGCAAATGTCATGACAGGATCAAGTCCATATGATGTTAAAAATGGACAGTACTATGTAGATATTTATAGCGGAGCCGATCAATATTTTGCTATTGCTTATGGAGATTATTATAATTCGGGAAGTAGCTATTTTGATTGGCCAGGTCAGTCCGTAGCAAATGTATATACCAATGAAACCAAAATTATATACAGTCAATATAAAAATACACTTCTTCAACCAGGCGACACATTTTTTAGTTTTGCCTCTGGCAGTGTAGATTCTCCAACCGATAGTTCGGCTATATTCGTACTAAACTACGTAACAGATAAATTCCAAGATCAAATTGATCCTGGTCAAATTCAATTAAATTTTACAGGCTCTTTAGGTCAATTCTCATATATTGACGATTCACAAGTAGTTAATACACAACAAAACGTTTATAATTTGATCTCGGGATCAGTTATTAATGGCGTCCCTACTCCATATACCAAAGGAGGAACAGTTTCGGCTGTTTACGAAGGAATTGGTTTATTTTATCCAACAAACGGAGTTGTTATATTAAATGCACTAAAGTTAGATGCAAAAGTTGGTATTACCGGAAATCCTCCCGAAATTACTAGTGCTAGAACCACAAATCAGTATTCAGTTAACTGGAAAAGTTACTGGAGAAATTGGTTGCGTAAATTTTATTTAAGTCTTAGAAGATCGAATAAATACATGTCAATTCGTAAATCCGAATTTGTACCATCTACGAATTACTTCATAAGAGTTAAAAATAAAGAGTTCAACTATAGTAACAATCCAACATTTGTGTCAGATGGCACTGATGGTCAAACAAAGGGGACTATTATCTATCCAGAATTGATTAGTAATCCTCGTACTTATATTACTACAATTGGATTGTATGATTCCAATAATGAATTACTTGCAGTTGGTAAATTAAGTAGACCTACGCAAAAATCATTTGATAATGAATTGTTAATTAAGTGTCGTATTGATTTTTAATCTAAATACGTTGAAATCTTCCTATTTATATTGGGATGATTAAATTTCTTAAAAATCAAGACATACAAATCACTACATTTTCAGTAGCAAAAGAAAAGATTGCTAATAACATCTTTTCCGATTTGATTTTGGCTAGCGATGGAACTTATAACTTTCCATTGATTATTCCTGTACAAGAATGTGATTACAATTTTAATTCATTGTCTACAGGATCTTTTACCACAGTTAATACACAAGTTTGTGACGCATCGATTGTTAATGATAATGGATTTTTAGCTTGTTCTCCGATAAACGACCCAAACAATCCACAGTTTCAACTTGGTTTAAAATTGCCAACTGGATCAGTATTTTATCCAGTCGATAATATTCATTATAATGCTGAAACTAATCCTACTAATTTAGACGGCACTTATCAAGGACAGGTTTATAATACTATTAAGAAAATGTATTATAATAATTATAACAACGCCTACAATATTTTTGGATTTGATAGTTATGATATATCTAAAGCTAGTTTGAATCTAGATGATAAATTTGTAAGTTATACATTAAATGTCACTCAAAGTGGAGATAGAATCAGTCCATTCAGTGTATTAATTACTAATCAGACAGGCGATATAGTTGCTGATATTTTAGATGATGGGAATAATAATTTGTATTTGTCCGGCTCATATTTTATCAGTGATTTTGAAATTTATTCAACTAACACACAAAGTGTAGTTAATTATGGCATAACAGGACTAGGACAATATTTGTATTATGGATCAATATCCACATAAGTATATAAAGTATGAATTTGGAAAATATATATAATCAAAATTACGGTAGTGTAGTAACTACTAATGGAGATCTTGTTGCTGTTGGAAATCCACCATCGGGTGTATATAACACATGTGAGGGTTTTAGTAAAGTAGGTCAAGTTTATTTAGTTAAAAAGGATAATTTTAAAACAAACTATTCTATATCTAAAATATTAAAGAAAAAGATTTTCCCACAAAATGGCGCATTAGTTCCGTATTATACGGAACAAAGTTCCAGCGCCGCATTAACAGCTTCTCTTATAATTGAAAGTGGTTCTAAAAATGATTCTTTATCAAATTGTGATTTTATCGTTGTAGAATCGGACAATTTAAAAGTAGATCAATCCAATTATGGATCGTCTATTGATTTATCCACATATTTCTTGGCAGTAGGAGATACAGGAGTATCATCTAGTTATTATCTTGGACATACAAATAACTTTGCATGTGTAGATATATTTAAGATTAATCCAAACTATACTTTTAATAATACAGATGGAATTACTCCTTCTTCCCCAGAAAATTCTATACCAGTTGATCAATATAATATAAGTGATATTCCATTTTGTACTATTACAGGATCAATTTCTGATAAATTTGGGAGTTCTGTATCAATTACTAACAACTATTTAGCAGTTGGATCTCCAGAATATAATAATGGACGAGGAGCAGTTTATATATACAAATATACAGATGCCGATTGTACGTATTCTTTTCAGAGAATATTAAGTTGTAGTATTACTAACTATCCGCATCAATATGGATTTGGATATTCAATTTCTTTAGACAAAAAGAATGAAGACACATTGGTAGTTGGAAGCAATCAACTATCGCAATCGAATGTTTATTTGTTTCTTTTAAGTTCAGGTTCTTCAGACGATTGGAAATTAAGTCAAGTATTATCTCAAAATACAAGTTCACAATATTACACTATTCAAAATACGAACTTTGAATTAATTCCTAGTGGAAGTCAAATTAATAGTAGATATGGATATTCTGTATCATTATATGATACAGTTCTAGCTGTAGGTGCTCCCAACGATTTAGTTTATTGGGAATATTCTGGTTCAAATGTTTTGAGACAACGTGGATCTGTTTACGTATATAATAATCAACAATGTCCAGCTGACATTAATTGTGGATTCCAACTTATAACAAAATTATATGGCGACGATGTAACGTTTAAAGATAATTTGTTTGGATATTCAGTGTCTGTTTTTAATAAAAAAATATTGATAGGTTCTCCAAAACCATATTTTCCATTTAGTTCATTATTTATTTCAAATTCTATAAACTATTACGATAAAACGTTTAATCAATATGACTTTGGAGAATCTACATATTGCGGACAAACGCTTCTTTATCAAGTTACAGAGTCACTTGTAAATGGAAAAATATTTAGTTCATCGTTGATTTATCAGATGACAACCGATCCTATATCAAAACGAAAAGAAATAGGAAAGCCATTTACAGCTTACGGTTATTCAGTATCACTATCAGATACAAATTTAGTAGTAGGTGCTCCTATTCCACTAAATAACGACTTTTATTTATCTGCTCCATTAATAACTGAGTCCGGTAGCATTAATGATTTAAATTATATTTATACATCTTCATATCAAAGTGAAGATTGTTTTATTACTTCTAGTTTTGTTTATTTACAGATGGAAGATTGTCTAAGTTGTAACGGATCGGTACCTATTTCAGGCGCATTTTCAGGCGCGTGTGATAATCTGATAATATTTGTAGACGAACAAGGGGAATATTCCTATGCATCTAGTAAGATATTCGGAAAATCATACATTTATGATATGTCCGATTTACAAACCAATTTTAACGTTGGTAATGTATTTTATAATAATAATAAGTTGATAATAAATAATACAGGAAGCGTATTAAAAAACTTAACACTTGATCCTACCGATCCAAATAATACATATTTGTATATGAAATACAATAGTCAGATAACATTGCACGAAAAGCAATATATCTGTACTGTGGAGCCAGGCGAGTTTAATGTTTCAACCAATCCAACTGCAATAACATCTTCTTTATTTGACTATGGAGTGATTAATACTGAGACATTTAATTTTGATAACTTGGATATAATTTTGAGATATATCAATACCAGAATTACTGTTAATAACTCGGAAAAATGGTGGAATAATTTTGTGTCAGGAGACATTGAAGAATCTATTTTCAATTTTTACTCATCTTCTTACACGAATTATCAAGCAAATAGATTAACAAACGAATTGAAATCAAAGTGTAGTACTTTAAACTTCGATATCAACGGAGACGGTACAGCTAATTACCAAGATGCAACAACTATTTGGAAGTATTTTATTCAAGATTTTACAATAAACAATTATCAGAATTATTTGAACCCACGTTCTAGACGTAATAATTACGATGATATGGTTTCTTTTTTAAATGATAAAACAGGAAAATCAAACAAAAAATTAGTAAAACAAGAGTTCTTTGGATACAACTATAGCAGTTCGTTGGATCCAACTGGATCTTATTTGGCGCCATATATAACAACTGTTGGATTATATAGTGGCGCAGAATTGGTTGCTATAGCTAAATTAGCTCAACCAATTAAAAATACAGGCGAGATTCCTATTAATATTGTAGTTAAATGGGACACTTAATTATATTTATTATAAAATAGACATTTATGGCAACAATCGCTTCAGATACTTCAAAAATAAATCGTACATCATTATTTAAAGGAATTTTAGATCTTTATTATTCCAAAGCTCCAGCAGGAGGAGCATTTTCCGCATATGATTCTGGAAAGAATACTATGATTAAAGGTGTAACCGCTCCATATGGATTTACACAAAAATCAGTGGAATATACAGTTGAACCTGGTTTTGGCGTAGGAGCTAATACAGGTACAGAAAACTTTAATAGCAAGGCTTTGAATTATAGTGATAAAACAAGTAATGGTCCTGTTCTAAAAACCGGAGTAAATAAAATTTCTACAAATTGGAATGGAAATGCTTCATTGCAAGATGCTCTATATACTAAAGATCCTGGTTTTAGACTACAAACTTCACTTGGAGCTAGTCAGTTTAAAGACGTAGCTGGACAAAGAAGTTTAGAATTATCCAGATACGTTAAAGGATTTAATGACAAAAAATATACCAACGGATCATTTACCCGTTGATATATATTTTAAATGGTTATATTAGGATTAGATTCATCAACATCTACAACTGGTTGGTCTTTCTGTGAAAATGGAAAGATTCTTTCTGCTGGTTTCGTAGATACAAAAAAATTAGAAACTACAAAAGAAAAAACTTTTCATGTTATTTCGTATCTCGAAAAGACAAAAGAGATTGAAAGATTTGATGAAATTAATCTTGAAGCTGCATTAAGCGGATTTGCAGGAGGATTTACTAGTCAACAAGTTATTATTACATTAGCCAGACATAATGCTGTTTTTGCATATATTATAGAAGAACATTTTAAAAAGAAAGTTAATTTGTTATCGGTTAATACCATGAGAAAACAATTGTTTGGTAAATGTAGAATCAAAGGAATCAAGTCAAAAGATTTTGTCAAACAAGAACTTGAATCGTTAATCCCAGATGTATTGAATTTTACTGCTAAAAATAAAAAAGGTAATTGGGATGAACGTAATGGCGATATGTATGACGCTATAGTTGCAGGTTTGTATAAGAATTAAAAGACTTGATTTTATTTAAATCATCTGTTATTCTAAGATGAAATGATTAATAGTTCGGTTATAGAAACACTATCAAAGTTGTTTAAGCAAAAACCACACATTCAAAAAGGTGGCGCTGAAATACTTGTGTTTTGTACAAACTGCAATCATCACAAACGTAAACTGAACATTAATACTACAACTGGATATTACCAGTGTTGGGTATGTGGATTTAGCGGCAAGAGTTTTACATCTCTTCTTAAGAAACTAAAAGCGTCTTCTGAATATTATCAGATTTTATGTAAGAATAAAATCAGAGTAAGTTATGTACCCGAAGAGAAAAAGACACTAACTTTACCAATTGAATTTAAACCATTATACAAATCAAATGGCGATTTGATATATAAACACGCACTTAATTATTGTTTCAAACGAAATTTAACTATACACGAAATTGTACGTTACAATATAGGATATTGTGCGTCCGGTCAATTTGCTAATAGAGTAATAGTGCCGTCATATGATAAAGATGGAAATTTAAATTTTTATTGTGGCAGAGATTTTTATAGCAGTAAGCTCAAATACAGATTGTGTGATGGTAGTAAAGACATTATCGGATTTGAACTGTTTACCGATTTTACTAAACCCATTACAATCGTTGAAGGACCATTTGATGCACTTTCTGTAAAGTATAATGTTGTGCCTTTATTTGGGAAAACTATGTCTCGGAAGTTAAAAATGAAACTAATGGAATATAGACCGCCATATGTAAATGTTTTGTTGGATAATGATGCTTTGGGATCTAGTTTGAAAATATGTGAATTTTTAATTTCTAATGATATTGAAGCTCGTCTAATTTTACTGGACGGAAAAGATCCGAATGAAATAGGACATATAAAAACTTGGCAAACCATCAACAGCAGTGTTATAATGGATGAAAGTCTACTATACAGATATAAATTAACAAATAAACTATGATCGTATTAAAAAATACCGACGACAAAATCAATTGTGTGATGCATATTGCAGATATTCACATTCGTTTGACAAAACGACATGATGAGTATACATCTGTATTTGAAAGGTTTTATAATGCATTAGACAAAGCTAAGACTTTAAATGCAATCTTAGTTATTGCTGGCGATGTTTTTCACAACAAATCAGATTTAAGTCCCGAGTGCGTTAAAATTGGAAGCGACTTTCTAAAAAGTTGTGCTGATCGTGTACCCGTAATTTTAACAGCTGGAAATCACGATGCTACGTTGGCAAACAAGTCAAGATTGGATTGTTTAACTCCAATTGTACAGGCATTAAATCACCCAAATCTTTATTATCTAAAGGATACCGAGGTATATCGTTATCAAAATATATTGTTTAATAACTTCAGTGTATTTGATGATCCCGATAAGTACATTCGATATAAGGATATTCCATCTAAACATCGTGTAGAAACAAATCATCACATTGCGTTATTCCACGGTCCAGTAAACCACGCTGTTACTGATGTTGGATATACTGTAAGTAATCGTGCTATTACAAATGAACTATTTGATGGACATCACATTGCAATGTTGGGTGACATTCATAAACATCAAATTCTACAAGAATATGATGAAACTGAAAGTAAACCTGTAATTGTATACGCTGGATCTATGATTCAACAGAATCACGGCGAAGATCTTAAAGGACACGGATTTTTGATGTGGGATCTAAAGAGAAAAGTTTATAAACACTATGAACTTAAGAATGATTATGGTTTTTATACAATTGAAATCAATAAAGGTAAATTAGTCACAGACATCAGCAATATTCCATCAAAAGTTCGCATTCGTACACTTTGTTGTGAATCTATTCCATCTCAGGTAAAAGAAATCATCAATGAGGTGAAGAATAAGTGTGATATCATTGAGACCACATTTAATCGAATTGATGAACCCACAACAGATTTGACTTTAAAATCTGGGCAAATATTTGATATCCATAATATCTTTGATGTAGACTATCAAAATAAACTGATTGAAGAAAATCTTCTATCAAAGAGTGTTTCAACTGATTTGATTTATAAAGTCAAAGAGTTGAATAAAACTATTAATTTGGAAATACCAAAAGATAAAGCTCCAAAGAATATTCGTTGGAAGCCAAAGATTTTTGAATTTGATAATATGTTTAGTTATGGTGAAGGAAACTTAATTGACTTTACTAAATTAAAAGGTACTATTGGATTATTTGCACCAAATGCAAGTGGTAAGTCTAGTATTATGGACGCACTTGCTTTTTGTGTGTTTGACAAGTTTAGTAAGGGGTATAAAGCCGTACACGTTTTGAATACTCAAAAAATGAGTTTTCGTTGTAAGTTTAACTTTGAAGTAAACGGGATGGATTATTTCATTGAACGTGAAGGTAAGGCTGATAAAAAAGGAAATGTCAAAGTAGATGTCAAGTTTTATAAAATTGAAAATGGCAACGAAGTCCCATTAAATGGTGAAGCTCGCCGTAGTACCAACGATATTATCAGAGATTATGTTGGTACATATGAAGATTTTATTCTTACTGTACTGAGTATTCAGAATAGTAAATCTGGATCATTTATTGATTTGGGCCAAACTGAACGTAAAGACTTATTGTGCCAATTTATGGGTCTAACTGTATTTGATCAGTTATACACTATTGCAAACGATAAGTTTAAAGAAACAAATACATTACTTAAGAACATCAGCAAAGATAGTTTAATTGAAGATTTACAAAATGTTTCTGGTAGTATTGATCTAAATAATAAAAATATATCACAGTATAATTGTGATATTAAAGATTTAGAGGTCAAAAAAGAAGATCAGAATAATAAGCTTCTAGAGTTGTCTAATAATATCATTAAAACAGCTAATTTTGATTTTGATATTATAGAATTGGAATCTGAAAAGATACAATTGGGATCTAAGATCGATACATTTGAAACTGATATAAACCAGAAGAAAACTAAGTTTTCTTCAATTGAAACACAACTTTCAAATTTATCTTCTTCTTTGAAGAGTTGTGAAAATATAGAAAGCGATTATGATCAATATAAAATCTGTAAAGATAACGAGTCTAAAAAGTCTTCTGAAATAGAAAAACTTAAGGTAGTAGTTAAGAATAAAATTGATAAGTTAAAAAAGTTAGAGGAACACAAGTATGATCCTAATTGCACTTACTGCGTAAATAACGTATTCGTAAAAGATGCTATCAAAACTAAGGAAGAACTTGAACTTGATAAAAACAAGGGCAAAATCTTAGTAGAAGAATTTAATGTTATCAAATCTAAGTTGGATTCGTTTGGAGATATTGAATCTCGTTATAAGGAATGTCAACGTGTAGATGCTGAAAAAGTTAAATTAGAAAAGACCAAGGAAGTTTTATCTACGGCAATATTGCGTGATGAAAACTTCAAGATCCGATTGCAAAATGATTTGAACAGGGTAATTCAAAATATTGATACTTTTTATAAGAACAAAGATATTATTGAAAACAATTCTAAACTACTTGTTAGTGTTAATGAAGTAAAAACTATTGTTAAAAATATTGAATCGGAGATTAAATCAGTAAATAATAGATTGTTTACCTCTTCTACTGAAAAAGGCAAGTTAGAATTACAATATAAAAATACTACAGAACAACTAAATAAAGTTAAGGAACTTGAAGCTTCATATGAGGCTTATAAGTTGTATACTAATATTATTAGTCGAGATGGCATTCCGTATGAAATCATCACCAAAACATTGCCTGAAATTGAAAAAGAGGTAAATAATATTCTACAACAACTTGTTGAATTCTCTATCACTCTTCAGACAGACGGCAAGAACATTATGACTAACATTGTTTATGATGATAAACGTTGGCCATTAGAAATGGCTAGTGGCATGGAGAAGTTTGTCAGTGGTTTGGCTATTAGAGTAGCTTTAATCAATATTAGTAATCTACCAAGACCAAATATTATTTGTATCGATGAAGGATTCGGATGTGCAGATAGTGATCATTTGGGTCAGATGGGAGCTTTGTTTAGTTATTTGAAACATCAATTTGATTTTATTTGGGTAATTAGTCATTTGGATCAAATGCGAGACATGGTAGACGAACAAATCGAAATAAAAAAAGATAATGGGCTTAGTAAAGTAGTATATAAATAAGAGAATATATGAAAATACTATTTATAGCTCCACATTTATCTACAGGCGGCGCTCCACAATATCTACTTAAAAAAATTCAGTTGTTGAACAATCAACATGAAATATATTGTGTAGAATATAGTGACATTACAGGTGGTAAATTAGTAGTTCAAAGAAATCAACTAGTAGAATTGTTGAAAGAGAAATTAATTACACTAGGTGTTAATAAATTCGATTTACTAGATCTAATTCAAAAAATTAATCCAGATATAATCCATTTCGAAGAAATGCCA